AAAAGAATGTATCCTCAAACTGTTCTGGAAATGAACGTAAGAGGCTTGAACGAATGTATCAAAGAAAGAGGACTTGTTGGAGAATTAGATCATCCTGAAGATTCAATAATTCACTTCGAGAAAGCATCCCATGTAGTTACAAAATTATGGTGGGAAGGAAATGTGTTAATGGGCGAAGGAGAAATTCTTAACACTCCTCATGGCAAAATACTAAGAGCTCTAATTAATGATGGAGTTCGTGTTGGTATCAGCTCAAGAGGTGTTGGGAATGGCAAAGTAAATGAAAATGGCATCTTAGTAATCGGAGAAAGCTACAAGCTAATTACCTTCGACGCTGTTGCCGATCCATCAACTTTCGCTGCCTTCCAGCACAAGGTAACCGGCAAAACAGAAAGTTTCAAGCCAGTTCCAAATAATGTGTCTGCAACTGTGACAAAAAATGAAAACTCAAACGTAAATAAAGTTAACAAAGAGGCTTTAATTGCTTGTTTGGGTGGGATAGTAAAGAATCAAACAAATAACATTTTGAAGAGGTTAGCATAATGGAAAACAAAATCGCATCAGCACTCAAGAAGTTGCTACCAGAAGACCAAATCAACGAAGTAGCCGCAGCCGTTGCAGAAATGGTTGAGGAATCCAAGGCTGAAATGGAAACAGAATACAACAAGAATCTTGAGGAAGCCTATACACAGCTATCCGGAGAATTGTCTGAAGCTGAAAAGACAGCCTACCAAGGATATCAAGAAGCTTACGAAATCATCAACGATCTAAATGCTCGTCTACAAGTTCAAAAAGAAGAATTTGAAACAGCTTTAGAAGAAGGCTACGAAGAAGCCTATCAGATGCTTTTGGCTGAAAGAAAGAATAAGGATTCAGTCGAAACCAATCTATACGAAGAGTATGATTCTAAGCTAGCTGAAATGAAGAACTACATCGTAGAAAAAGTTGACCAATTCCTACAGTACAAAGGTGCTGAAATCTACGAACAAGCAAAACGTGATCTAATCAACGATCCAAGATTGATTGAACACAAGGTTGCCCTAGACAAGATCGTTAATATCACATCTGACTACTTGTCTGACGAAGAAAAAGCTTTTGGAACATCCAAGAAGCTAGAAACAGCTTCGAAGCAAATCGAAGAACTTCGTGGCCAACTAAGAATCATGGAAGCCAGAAATATCAGACTAAGCACAGACAACACCCGTCTAAATGAGTCTGTTAAGAAGGTTAACACAAACATGATCAACGAAAGCAAAATGGCTGCTATCAAGCAAAATGCCGCTGCTAAAGTTGCTAAGAAATCGGTTATCACCGAACAGAATGCGAGAGTTGCAAAAGTAGAGAAAGCAAGTGGGAGAGGTCACACAGACACCGAAAATGTCCAAGTTATTGCCGAATTCAATGACAATGGCAACGGTGTTGTAAACGAACTTCTAGTTCTATCCGGTGTTAAGAAAGCTAATTAATCTAAAGAAAGGTATTTGAAATATGAACGCTAACGCACGTTTTTTAAATGAAGCAAAAGAACTTGAGTCTCGTTGGTCAAAGACTGGCATCCTAAAGGGTATCGAAGATCCTATGGTCCGCTCCTCCACCGCAGTACTCTTGGAAAATCAGAGACTAATCAACGAAGTCTCCACAGACACAAGCGATGTTGCTCAATTCAAGAGAATCAGCATCCCACTTGTTCGCAGAATTTACCCTCAGCTAATCGCTAACAAGATTGTAAGCGTACAGCCCCTACTCGGACCAACCGGCTTGGTGTACTATCTCCGCTTCCGCTACAGCTCCAACAAGGGCAGCATTCGTGGAGCTAGCAACAACGGTGGATTCCCCGGTGACGATGCCAACTCCCTACAACAGCTCGCTTCTGGTGATGCCAATCTTGACATCTTCTACAGCAGCCAGTTCATTCAGAACGAGTCAACATCAGCCGTACCCGCTCCAGTCAGCAGTGCTGTTAATTACGGTGCTCTTGAACACACACCAGTTCTAGCCGGAACCGTCACAGGAACCGTCTATTACAACGGTGCCGCTGTTCAGACATTCGTCGTTTCCAGCGCAGGCGCTTTCACCTTCTCTACTATCACAGGCTCAATCCTAGCTACCGCTGGTAGCTTGAACCTAAACACAGGTGAATTAGTCCTAACTTGGAACGCTTCCGCAGCCGGTGCTTCCAGCTATTGCGTAGTTTCCTACGAGTACAATATGGAATGCAATCAAGATCTTCCTGAGATAAATCTAGTAATTGAATCCGAAGAAATTGCTGCTAAGACCCGTAAGCTAAAGGCCGTTTGGAGCTACGAAGCCCAACAGGACCTACGCTCACAGCACAATCTTGACGCTGAAGCTGAACTAACAGCTATCCTAGCTCAAGAAATCAACCTCGAAATTGATCGTGAAGTCCTCACCGACCTCCGCAATAACGCTGGTACTGTTGCTGCTTGGGACTTGGCCACCGCTCTTGGTGATACCATCAAGGAAAAGTACGAAGCCCTATATGTTAAGATCGTTGAAGTCTCCAATGTCATTCATCGTAAGACATTGCGTGGCGGCGCTAACTTCTTGGTCACAAGCCCAGAAGTTGCAGCCATCTTCGAAACAGCTACCGCTGGCTTCGCTCCTGCTCCTTCTGAAACCTTCACAAGCAGCCTAGGCGTTCAGTATGTAGGCACCGTAGCCAACCGCTACCGCCTCTACAAGGACCCACTATTCCCAACCAACCAAATCCTAATGGGTTATAAGGGTGATAGCTATATGGATAGCGGTTATTTCTACTGCCCATATGTTCCGCTAACACAAACACCAGTTGTGCTAGATCCTGAAAGCTTCTGTCCTCGCAAAGGAATACTTACTAGATATGGCAAGAAATTGCTAAGAGAAGGAGCTAAGTTCTATGCCCGTCTATCAATTGCTAATTTTGTTGTCTAGGCATAGCAATTGATATCACCTGATATCACTTGAGCCCCGGCTGAAAGGTCGGGGCTCTTTTTTTATTTTTTGATATTGATTTTTTAAAATCACGAAAAAAACAAATAACTTATTAGCATAGAATTTAGTGCCTAAAAGTTTCTTCCGTTAGGATGCCCTTTCGTGGGCAGAAAATAACTTATTAGCATAGAATTTCGCACTTTCTTTCAGGACTGCGATTGATAATCGTGCATAGAATCTCAAGAATAACTTATTAGCATAGAATTTCGCACTTTCTTTCAGGACTGCGATTGATAATCGTGCATAATCGTGCATAATCTTGTCTAAAGTTTTCGTATCCTATTTCCATTTAGGATTATAGTTTGAAAAAATATTGAATACAACTATAATAAAATTATGCGGGTATGGTGTAGCGATAGCACGGAATCCTTCCAAGTTTCTAGCACGAGTTTGAATCTCGTTACCCGCTTTTTCTTTTCTTATAATCTATTCCAAATTTTTCACATCTTTTTCTAATCGCATTATCACTAACACCAAAAATTTTTGCTACTTGCACTATGGGCAAGTCATTTACTAATTTTTGAAGTTCTTCTTTTGATACATGGAATTTTTGTGTTTGCTCAGTAAAATAAAAACATTTTTTACACATAGAACTTGTAGAATGCATTTCCATACCACAAGCACAAAAAGTTTTATTTTTAGTTTTTTTACTATTTTTACCAGAATATGTTTCTGTTTGTGAATGGCAGTTAGGACATAAAAAACATAAATTTTCCAATCTATTGTCTGTAGAATTTCCATTCTTATGTTCTAATTGTAAAATTAATTTTTTACCATTCCACAATCCATTATTTCCACATTGTTCACAAATGTAATCAATAATTTTTTCTTGAATAACTCTTTGTTTTATTTTGCTTCTTGAATAATTAGAATTTTCAATAAAAATTTGATTTGATGGTATTTTCTTTTTTTTACCAATATTGCTGATTTTTATTTTTCTATTTTGTATTAAAATTTGAATGTTTAAATTATCTTTTTTTACTCTTTCATTTAAAGTTCTATGATTTCCGCTATGCTTACTTAACCCCAAGCGTCCCAAAACTTCAACAAAGCTTGAGCATTCATCCAACAGGTCTTGCATGTTTTCTTTACTTTTTGTCCATATGATTGATGTTCTTTTTCTTGTCATTTGAACCTCTTTTATATATTATATATTGGTTCGAATGACAAAACAAATTTAATTTGTAGTTTTTTTTTACTTTTCTATAATACTTTAGATAATTTAATTTGAGGAAGTGTAATTATGAAACTATATGAATTAACAAACATTTTGAGGGCATCTGGCGACAAGGAAATAATAATCCGTAAGACTCCATTGGACATAGTTCCTCAGAATTTTCATATTACTGAGATTGGCAATGTGAGCAAGGATTTTGTTGATTGTGGTGGAGTGCGTAGGCAGTTAGAATATTGTGCTATGCAGGTGTGGGTTGCGGATGATATCAATCATCGTCTTAAGGCTTCTAAATTGTTAGGTATATTAGAAAAAGGTCTTGAGTTTATTGATGAGAACAATATAGTTAATTTTGAAATTCAAGAAAACACAATTTCTTTGTATGAATTATTTGGAGTTACAGTAGGAAATAATGGAACTATTTGTTTAGAAGTTGCAAAAAAACAGACTAATTGTTTGGCTCCAGACAAATGTAAAATTAATTTAAACAAAATTGAGAGTTGTTCTGGAAAAGGCTGCTGTTAATAACTAAATACAGTATGCGTTTGTATGAATTTATAAAAAGTAAGCATGATTTTACAAATTTAAAATCAAAATTTGAAGAAGCTTGTTTGAACAACAATTGTTCTTTTGAAGTTCTTTCCAAGGATTCTCAAGGCAACGATATATTTTGTTGCAGGGGTCCTGAGACAAAAGGTAAAAAAGTTTGCATAATATCTGGTTTGCATGGTGATGAGCCGGGTGGTCCGTATGGGGTTTTGGAATTCTTTAAAAAAGATAACATAGAAAAGTTAAAAAATAACATATTATTACTTCCTGTTATGAATCCTCATGGTTTTGAGAATGGCAGCAGGGAGGATGACAAGGGTGCAGATCTAAATCGCAAGTGGCACCGCAAGGATAGCAAAGAGCCTGTTAAGACTGTTAAAGATGTTGTTACTAATTTCAACCCTGATTTAATATTATCATTGCATGAGGATTCAAACGCAGATGGCTTTTATTTGTATCCTAGCGAGGGAATTGAAAAATCGATAGTAAGTTACTTAAAGAAGTTTTTGCATACTATATTTGATCCTATAAGCAATAAAACCATATATGGAGACAAAGTCAAGAATGGAGTGGTAGTTAGCATGGGTAAAAAGCCAAAGCATTATGCGAGCATGGAGAAGTTTTTTGAGAAGCAAGGAACTCCAAATGTTACTTTAGAAATTCCTGGCGATTTAACTCTTAGCAAGAGAGTTGATGCTTACAGAGACATTCTTATAAACTTTTTAAATTGGTACAGTTGAATGACAGAGTATGATTTCATATTAAAATCTACTGGTTCTGGTGTTGATACTATGGAAAACAGAACGAAGCTTGCCATGAAGTTTAGTAATATTAGAAAGAATGTAGGAGGGGCTCATTGTGATCCCGATCCTTTGTACATGGCTGATTATTTATTATCTAATCAGAATTTATCTGGTCCTTTTATAGAATTTGGATGTTATGAAGGGGGCATGAGTTGCAAGTTATCTTTAGTTTGCAAGTTATTAAATAAAAGTTATGTAATATTTGATACATTTTCTGGAATCCCGGCGAATGCAGAGTATGAAACCTATGACAAAGATTTTTCTCATTTAGGTCGTTTTTTTAAAGATTCATTTGGTTGTTCGATTGACAAAGTTAAAAGTAATATAGAAAATTTTGGTGATATATCTGTTTGTTCTTTTCATGTTGGATTAATTGAAGATACTTTACCTTTGACGAGTTACAATCCTTCTTGTATTTTTATAGATGTTGATTTGATTCCTACTGCAAAATTTATAATTAAAAACATTTATAGTAATGTTGAAGGAGATAAGATATTTACTCATGAGGGTTGTGTAAAGGAGTATATGGAGGCGATATTAGAAAAAGAGTGGTGGATTTCTGAGATGAATATGGAACCTCCAGAGGCTGGATTGAATAGTATTACTGGTTTGCCAAATCTTGACGGATCGATGTGTATTACATATCTTTTAAATAAGAATTTGCTTTGAATCAGTCTCTTGGGTAGAATGTTCTTAATTCTTTTTTTAATTTTTTTGCTTGTTCGTGACTAAGATTTATTTTTCTTACAATCATTTTCCCATGTTTATCATAATCAATTTGTTCTAATCTTAATCCTGCAAATTGTGCTGGGTTATATGCTAATCTAACCTCTCCAAAATCAAATTCAACATATCCATCTGACGACTTGTATTTTGAAGTATCTTTATTAATAACACTTTTTTGTATTTTGTTAGTTGTCTCTGACATATTAGCACCTCGAAATTATTATAGTTTATTTAATTTTATATTCAAAATTTTTAAGAAGTGGCGCATTGTAGTCTTTTTGGCTTACAATTATTTCATATTTATTGATCCATTTTACATCTATTTCTGGATCATCGTATCTAATGCTTTTGTGTGTTTCTGGGTCATAATTTCCATCTTGCAGGTATACCAAAACCGTATCATCTTCTAGAGATAGGAATCCATGACCGCAATATGCTGGTATGAATAGTTGTGTCATATTTTCTGGATAGAGTATCATGCTGTATGTGTTAAGATAAGTTGGGCTATCTTTTCTTAGATCTATAATTACATCTTGTCCAGAGCCATGAAGAACGCTTACGAGTTTTGAAAATGGGGCTATGTGTATTCCTCTGAGAACTGATTTTTTTGATTTGCTAAAATTAATTTGTCTATTGTTTTGATTGGCAAATTCTGGGTATTCGATATTTGAATTATATAATTCACAAAGGAATCCTCTTGAATCTTTGTGTTTTTCGG